GAAGAACCCGAGGAAGCTATTCACCGGGCCGAAGCGCGACGAGCTCATGGCGTCGATCAAAGAGAAGGGCGTCATCGAGCCGATCATCGTCAGGCCGAAGAAGTTCAAGAACACGAACTACGAGATCGTCGCCGGCGAGAGGCGGTTCCTTGCCTCGGAGATGCTCGGCCTGAAGACGATCCCCGCGATCGTCCGGGAGCTGACCGACGAGCAGGCTTTCGAATTCATGCTGATCGAAAACCTGCAGCGGGAGGATCTGACAGAATTCGAGGAGGCGGAGAGCTTCCGGCTTTACGTCGGAAAGCATGGCGAGGAAGGAATCCGGGAGCTCGGCCAGAAGACCGGGATATCGCCGCGGTACATACGGCGCCGGCTGGCGGTCCTGGGTCTCCCGGGATACACGATTGAGGCCTGGAAGAAAGACCGGATCCGGTACGGGCACCTTGAGCAGCTCCTCCGGGTCAAGCAGTCGCCCGCGAAGGTCAAAGAATTTTTCAAGATGGCCTCGGAGGTTGACCGATGGGACGGCCCGACGACCGTCGAGGAGCTCAAGCGGCGGATTGACAACGAGTCGCCGGCACTCAAGCTGGCATATTTCCCGGTCACTCCGGAGGGCTGCGGGTCATGTCCGAAAAACTCGATGGTCCAGCGGGAGCTGTTCGGTATTGACGACGCCCAGGCCTCCCGCTGCCTCGACCCCGCCTGCTTCAAGAAAAAGCAGAACGACTGGCTCCTCGCGCATTGGAAAGAATCCCCGCCCGGGAAGAAATACGGGACGAACGGGTTCAAGTTCCGGGACAAGGTTCAGTATAACGATCACGAGTCGGTCCGCTATCATTTCAAGCCGGACGAAAAATGCAAGGCCTGTCCCCATTTCCTGACGATCATCCACGAGACGGGCGAGCCGGCCCAGGGCGACGAGCAGGAGTGCTTCAACAAACCCTGCTTTCGCTCCCGGCTGGCGAAGATGAGGGGCCCCATCTCGGAGAAGGAGAAGCAAGAGCGGAAGCCGGGCGACGTCCGAGTCTCCTGGCACGGCGAATATTTCCGCGACGTCTTCCTCGAGACGCGGATCCCCCAGGCCCTCGAGGGGCTCTCGCCGGGCTCGCAGGAAATGCTGACGCTCCTCTTCGTGGTGGCGCTCCATGGGAATGTCAACGCCCGGGAGGCGGTCGGCAGAGCGCTCAAGATCAATGATGCCGGCCAGTGGATGAACCAGGCGCAGTGCTACGCGAAGATCTTGGAGCTGCCCTACCCCGAGGTCGACAAGCTCATCCCGGAGGCGGTCAAGGCGATCGTGATGGAGGGTCCGCACGTCGGTGACTACAGCGGCTTCGGGACAACGAACCGTTTCTCGGCGGCCCGGTTTCTGGGGATCGACGTCGGCAAAGAGTGGGTGATAACCGAGGAGTACCTGCAGAAGAAAACGCGGGCCGAGATCCTGGAGTTCGGGAAGAAACTCAAGATCTTCGCCGATGCGAAGGCGAAGGCATATCTCCAGAAGAAACTCAAGGGCCGCGATGTCGACAAGCTCAAGAAGGGCGAGCTCGTGGACCTGGTCCTAAAGTCGGGCGTCGAGCTCGTGGGGAAAGTGCCGGCCGAGATTCTGAAGTAGGCGAAGAGATGAGCGAACTACGATTGTGTCACTGCTGCATGGGCGATAGGTACTTCTGGGACTGCGGGAAGAAGCGGACGTGCTCCCATTGCCACGGCTCTGGAGTCGAGCCGGACGAGGATGAAGAGGAAGACGGCGATGAGTAGACCAAGGTTCAGAATCCGGGCCATCCTCGTCGCGTTTCTCTGCCTCGTGGTCCTGGCCGCGATCGCCTTCCTCGTCGTCGTGGGCATCGACGAAAGGACGTCCCGCCATGAAAACGAGTGGGCGAAGCAGCGCCAGGGGATCGTCCAGGAGAGCCCGAGCGTGAAGCCGAGCGATGGAGATTAAACCAAGCAGGAGGAATTGAGATGATCTATCTCGAGATCAGCGGCCGCACGCCCGGCAAAAAGACTTCCCAGAAAATCATCCGGCTGAAAAGCTCCGGGAGAACCAAGCTCCTTCCAAACCCCAAATATTCGGAATGGGAAGGTCGGGCGGTCCTCGAGCTCAAAGGCCAGAAGATCCGCGAGGAAATCGAAACGATCGACTACCCGGTGAACCTCATGGCCCTTATCTATCGTTGGCCGGGGAGGAGTGCGGACCTAATCAACCTCCTGCAGTTGATCTGCGACGTCCTTGAGGGATCCGGAATCATCAAGAACGATTCCCTCATCGCCTACCTCAACGGCTCCAGGATCCTGCCGGCCGATTGTCCCGAGGACGAGAGGGCCGAGATCTATATCCTTGACAGGCCAGAGACTCGGGAGACCTTCGGGGATATCTGCATAAAGGAAAGCGAAATCGAAACGAAAGGAGGTGACGCATGAAACCATATTTTTTTGCCGTTGCTATCATTGTTATTGGATGTGCCATTGGTTTGATCGTCAGGGCGCTGGACAAAAGGGGCGGCGTTTGTAGGGGCAAGAAAACTCCGCCGCACCCGTTCTCCGGTTTCCGTTGGCCGGACCCGCCGGAGGATGATGACTATCCACCAACCACGGCAAAAGAAGGAAGGCAATATGATGATTGAAGGAGGTGACGCATGAAGCGTCTTAAAGTTTTCGTTTTTCTCTCGGTCATGCTCTGCGCTCTGTTCTCTCTCGGTTTCGCGCAGGGAGAGGAGGGCTTCCATTTCGACATTGACCAGGCGATCCTGGCGTCGATCATGACGGTCGGCGGCCTCGGGGTTATTGCTATAACCCAGCTTGTCAAGAATGCCCTGGTGAAGCTCTTCAATGTGGTCAAGGACAAAGTCAAGGATGTCCTGGGCTACGTCTCATCCCTCGTCGTGAGCGCGGGAGCGACGGCTTTCATCCTGCTCCAGGCCAAGAAGTTCGCGTGGCTCCCACTATTGGGCTACACGGTTTACGTCTGGCTGGAGTCGAACCAGATCTTCAAAGTCGTCAAAAAGCCAAGCGTAGCATGACCCGCGAGGGGGGCGGGCAGCACAACCGCGGCCGCCCGTCCCCTGCAGGAGAGGAAGGAGAGAAATTATGGCTGAGAAAAAGAGCTTGAAAAAGCAGGTCCAGGCTGATCTCGAGAAGATAACAGTCGAGGCGACTCCCGAGAAGGAGCCGAACCTGTTCGGGAAAAAAGACGAACTCATTAACGCCATATCGACTGAGATGGCGGACCTGACGACGAGAGCCGAGGCATTGGAAAAACGGATCGAGTCGGCCGAGGAGATGAAAGGGGATCTTGAAGGCCGGCTTCATAACCTCAGGTTATTGCTCAAAGACCTCCGGGGGTGACCTGACCGCCGGCGGGAAAGAGGAGAGGAAGGAGAGAAATCATCAACAACCTTCGCGAGCTGAGACTGCGGGCCGGGCTGAGCCAAAGCAAACTCGGCCGGTTGAGCGGAATTAGTCCGTCAGCCATTTGTATAATCGAGGCAGGAAAAACAAAGCCAAGAGACCTGACCCGGAGAAAGATACTTCAGGCTCTTCCCGGGACCCAAAAGGAAAACGAACAGCCTGAGCAGGACTATCCCGGGGTTCATCCTTTCGGCGAAATCCTGGGCCGCGATGAATTCTTCCGCCGCCTCAAGCCGAAGATGAACGAAAAGCTGAAGGTCTTTTTCAGCGGGCCCCTGATCTTCACGCTCGTTGACAACGCCGAATTTTTCTCCCGGCAGCGATACTACCCGGGCGACTTCGCGACCGCCGTGCAGGTCCTGGGTGAGCTGCTGAGGGCGCAGAGACGATTATTCATGCCGGACGTCGCGGAGGATGCCGGTGAGGGAGCAGGGCTCAGCAGGAAGCGAGCCCGCCGAGAGTTTAAGAGAAGCATTTAACTGGGGAGGAAGGAGAGGAAAAATTGTCCGAGGCCGCCATTAAGAAGGAACTAAACCGTATAAAGAAAGCCATCATCACCCATCTCCGCAATGCGGATTATAAGATCATCCGCTGCACCAATGATCCCGTCTGCGCTATCGGGGCCCGGGAAAATGAGTGGCGTTGCATCGTTGGCCATCTCCGGTCCATTTCCCATGAGATAGTGAAGGAGCTTGAGAGCCTCCCGTGCCCGGACCATAGGATTATCAAGAAAGAGATTTGGCTGCGGAATAAGGGAGAGGTCCAATTCTATAAGCTATTGTGGGATCCCGGAAAGCATGCCTGGGTCGACCAGTTCGGTGAAGTCATCCGCTTCAAGCCGGACTCCTAAAAACCCCGTCCTGCCGTCCGTTTCCCCCGCCATTTCGAGAATTACCCCCACTTCTTTGACTTCTTATAACCCCGCTCCTTAGAGTCAAGGCGTGGAGTAGTGTCATTAATGAGTTAGTCGTCTGCCCAGGCGGAGGAGTCTTGTGACGAACACCGAGCACCGCGTCCTTTTCTTCCAGAAGCTCTGCCATTTCATACTTCAGGCTCAGTCCGGGGGGATCCTCCTCATGCCCTATTGGATCAACAGGACGGCCGAGCAGCAGTTCGCGCTCTATCAACAGGGCAGGACGACGCCGGGCAGAATCGTCACGAACTGCGATGGCTACAAGAAGATCTCGAGGCACCAGCGTTGGCAAGCCGGCGACTTCGTCATCGTCGGGGACGACGGGAAGCTAATTTGGATGGCGACGGCCCGATACGAGCTCCTCGGCGAGATGTGGAGAAATCTGGGCGGGAAATGGGGAGGGGACTTCAAGACGCCGTCCCGGGACCTGGGGCACTTCGAGCTTTAGGAGAAAAAATGACCGACCTTTCGAAGATCCTGAATCTCCTCGACGAGGCCATTAGGATCGAGAAGAAAATCGAGGAAGCCATCGCCTCCGAGGGCGATATAAAACGGAGGGAGAAAATTGAGAAAGCATTCAAGGATAAAAGCCTTACTGCAGACCAGCGCCGCGCTCTTATTGCTGATCTGCTTTATAAGCCTTAGCCCGGCCTGCCACAGCTACAACCCGGCGCTCTATCCCTCCTACGACGTCCTGAATCCCGGGCCTGAGGTCAAAGCAAATCCTCTCGGATGGATTACCATTGACCCGGTGACGGGCGCGATCTCCGTGGAATGGACGTCGACGGCCGAGCCTTACAAGAAAGACAGACTCACGGTCGTCAATGAGGCTTTCACCCTCTGGGTCTATGAGCTCAAGGAAGAGGTGAAGAAGCTGCGGGCGGAGCTGGCGAAGAAATGAACCCGTTTAATGTGAGGAGGTCCATTATGAAAAAGTGGCTGTACATAGCCCTGGCCATTCTGGCCATCGTCGTCATCGCTGCTGTCGCCTTCTTCATCGGCCAGGAGAATCCGCCGATCACGAAGACCGCGATTGTGACGGTTGAGGTCCGTCCTTCGCCGAGCTTTACCCTGGAAGTTACCCCGGAAAACATCATCACGTACCCGAACCGAACGATCGCATTTAACGCGCTCTGCACGGGGACCAATGAATTCGCCGGGGTCGTCATTATGTCCGCAAGCGGGCTGCCGGCTGGGGTTACGGTGGAGTTCTTCCCGTCCAGCACGTTCACGTTGGGGCTAGAGCCGAGGGGTGTCCAAATAAACATCACGTTCCCGGACGACCAGGCGCTCGTCGGTATCCACACTCTAACCGTGAAGGCGGTCTCGACGAACTACAACTGAGGCCCGATGCAATGATCCAGGACAAGCTCCCCCAAATAAGCCTCGAGGCGATTAAGATCCCGGCTTATGGCGTATTTATGCTTCTGGTTTTGGATAAGGTGCTTGCCTGGACGCTGAAATGGAAAGACAGGAAGGCGGATAAAAACTGCAACGGCAAGGACGGGAAGAAGCCTGTCTGCATGGAATCGGTCCCCTGGGCCCTCCATTCCAAGACGACTGAGGATCTGAAACTCTGCGCCGAGAAGACTGTCGACCTTCAGACGAAGACGCTGATTGCCCTGCACAGACTGGCCGACGCCGGCGAGGCACAGGCGACGGCGATCCAGGGCCTGGGAGAGAAGCTCACCAAGCAGCCATGAACATCATCACCGTCCCGATCAACCAGGTTGTCCCCTGGGAGAAGAACCCGCGTGGGATCCTGAAAGCCGACTATGAGGATCTCAAGGAGGAGATCCGGGAGCTCGGCGTCTATAAACCGCTCATCGTCTATCAGGAGAACGGGCGATACGTCGTCCTTGGCGGGAATATGAGAATCAGGGCGCTCAGAGAACTCGGCCATGAAGAGGTTGACATCTCCGTCGTGGAGCCGAAGTCGGAGGCCGAGAAGATCAAGTACGCGCTCTCGGACAATGACAGGAAGGGCTTCTATGAGGAGGAAAAGCTCGCGGAGCTCCTCATGCCCCACCTCGAGGAGATAAATCTCGAAGTTTATAAGGTCGACATCGGCGAGTCCATCAACCTAAAAGAATTATGGGAGCAGTTCGGGCCCAGCCAGGCGGAGGATAGCCTTGAGCAGAAAATCACGCTTCCGGATCCGCCCCAGGACGTCCTGGAATTCGCGGGCCGCTTTGAGCATATCGTCGTCGAGTTCAGCGGCGGGAAAGACTCCCTCCTGGCACTCCTCTGGACGAAAAACATTTGCGAGAAACTTGAGCGGCCCTTCGAGGCCCGATTCGTCGAGACGGGCGCCGAGTTCCCGGACCTCGTGAGTTATATCTGCCGCTTCTGCAAGGATCAAAAGATTACCTTCCGGCTGATCATGGCCAAGCAGAACATCGTCGAGCATTACGTCAAGAAAGGGAAATGGCCTGACACGATCTTCCGGGACTGTCAGCATCGGTTTATCAATGAGGTCCTCGACTCGGCCACGGCAACGCCGGCGGATAAGACTCTCAAGATCCGCGGGGGCCGGCCCGAACAGAAAGTGGCCCGGACGCCGAAAGCCGCCTACACGACCAACGCCCAGGGCTTTCACCTCTACGCGCCATATTATGAAATGCCCTTAACCGAGTATGCCGAGCTCTTAAAGAAAGTCCAGCCGCTGCTCTGGCCAGGCTATGCCCAGGGATTCAAGCGGACCGCCTGCTGGATATGTCCCTTCCAAACGCCTGAGCAGTGGGAGGCGATGAGGAAGTATTATCCGCCGCTATGGGAAGAGATGAGGATCCTTTCGCAGCGGCTGAAGTACCCGCGGCACGCGGGAGACAGCACGATCCGAAGGTTTTGGCGCTATTGGAATAAATTCCGTTGATAAGGAAGGTTCAAGAATTGAAAAAGTCGCTCTCGCCAGTCATTATCCCGATGGCAGGTGATCGTCGGGATCAAGCCGGCGAGCTTTTTGCCGAAAACCCCGAAGCCCGGATCGCAGGACGGACTATTCAAAAGGAGAAGAGCCACTGCCGGCTTCGCGGCGGCAGCTATGGTCAGGGCTCGATATGCGCCGATTTCGAAAGCCTGGGTGACATCCTTTCTGAGTTGGAGAACCCGGCCCTCTCGAATATAGGACGCCGGCCTCGGGCAGGGGAGCCCGCCGAGCATTTCAGGGCAGGCATCGACGAAGAAATAGCCGAGGCCCTCGAGGTATTTGATAGCGGAGAGTGCGAAGGTGGCCGGCCTCCCATGGTAGAGGCAGCGCTTGCCGATGAGACAGGAGGAGCTAAAAAGGCACTTCATCGGCATCTTCTGGCTTGGCGATCCCTTCCGGCCATTCATCTTCTTCTCCGGGATGGTAGGGATCTCCGGGGTCGTCGCAACGATCTTCAATCGGCTCATGTTCACTCCTTCGGCCTTGGTGGTGCCAGCGGCAGAAAGCCGCGTTTGCGAGATCTCGCATTAGGTCGCTGTCACTCTCCAGGCCGAGCAGTTGGGCGACCTTGTCGAGTGCCAGACCGCTCTCATAATTCCGGAGGAGCGGCGGGACCACGTTCTGGAATTCTTCAAGCTCGAGCCATCCTCCGCCCGGGCGCCGGTAGGGACGAATTCCCTTGCCGGAAGTCTTCTCGAGGATCCGACGCCAGAGGTTCTCATCCTTGGGGCAGCCCTGGAATCGGCCCCGGCTTGATAGCCGCGCATACAGGCGGAGCTGGGCCTCTGTCGGCCCGCGTCTCTTTTTGCTCATTTTTAGGTGCCTCGATATATATATAAATTCGGGAAGATTGTGCCGTCAAGATTGCGAAGATTAAAAAATAAAAAAATTTTTAATACGGAGTGAGAAAGGTGTCTGGACGCGGTAGGAAATCTAAGTATCAAGATGATTTTCCCCTCCGGGCCGAAGGCCTGGCGCGGAGTGGCCTGACCGACAGGCAGATCGCGATAAAACTCGGGATCTCGAAGACCGCGTTCTATGAATACCTAAAGTTCTATACGGACTTTGCGGACTCCTTAAAAAGGGGGAAGGCGCCGGTCGACACCAAGGTCGAGAACGCGCTCCTCAAGCGGGCCCTGGGCTATGAGCTCGAGGAGGTCATGACCGAATATGACATTGCCGGCAAGAAGAGGGATGAGACGGCTCTCCCGTCGAAGGTCCGGAAGACGAAGAAGGAAGTCCTCCCCGACGTCACGGCGCAGATCTTCTGGCTCAAGAACCGGCAGCCGATGAAGTGGCGCGATAAGCAGGAGCTCGAGCACAGCGGCCAGATGACCATGATCAACGTCATCTCGGCGGTTCCCCGGCCGGCCAAGCCGGATCCGGCGGCCGCGGCAGCGTTGGCTTCTGGGAAGGACACATGAGAGTCTCCTGGTCCCTGACAGTGGCCATCCGGAAGCGGCTCCTCCGGCTCCGGATGAAGAGGGCACTATCGCTTCTCCGTGGGATGGACTCGGCGATGGGGCGGCTCGGCTGGTCCCGGCAGCGCCAGCGGGCCTTCTGGCGCGCGATCTCGAAGGCGCACGGCCTGCCCGAGGAGCTCCTCGAGGGGCTCGCAAGGAAAATGGAATGATCGGGGCTCAGGAGATCACGGTCGACCTCTCCCAGGTCTACGACCCGCGGCGGAACGGGAAGCAGCTCCTCTTCCACCGGGCCCCGGAGACCTACAAGCTCTTCGGCGGCGCCATGGGCGGAGGGAAGACGGCCGCGCTGATAAATGAGGGGATCGCCCTGAACTTCGACTACCCGGGCAACTTCGGGTTGCTCATGAGGAAGACCTGGCCGTCATTCCGGGACACGGTCCTCCCGCAACTCGAGCACTTCCTCGACCGGCGTCTGATCCGGGATTGGAATAGGTCGGAGAAGCTGATCGTGTACTGGAACGGCTCGAGGGTCCGCTATGGAGGCGTTGGTGAGCATCCGGACGACTGGCAGAAGTTCATGTCCGGGGAGTACGGCTGGATCGCACTCGACCAGGCCGAGGAGTTCACGGAACACGAATTCCTGATGCTGGCGACCCGGCTGAGGCTCAATCTGCCCGGGCTGCGGCCATTCTTTCTCCTCTCCTGCAACCCGACGGATAGCTGGATCAAGCAGCGTTTCATCGAAAGTTCGCAGCCGGACCATATCTTCATCCCGTCGTTCTGGACGGATAACATCGCTAACCTGCCGGCGGGATACATCGAGAGAATGAAGCAAATCCTGCCGGTGGAGCTGCAGGATAGGTACTTGAGGGGCGACTGGAGCGGAATAGCTGATCCCCTGGCCGTTTTCCCCTGCCTCAAGGTCAAGGAGGCCATGGAGCGGAAAGTCGAGCGGGGATTGCCGGTAGTCATCGGGGTCGACGTGGCCCGGGGCGGAGATGATGAGTCCGTCCTGGCACTCCGGGAAGGGGGGAGACTTGAGATCTTCAGCCAGGCCCAGGGGCATGACACCATGCGGACGACGGGGGAGGTCTGGCGCTGTGTCCAGGAGCGCATCCTGCCGGCCTGGGGAAAGGCCCTTTCCGAGGTCACGGTCCAAGTGGACGCGATAGGCCTGGGGTCTGGAGTCGTGGATCGCCTCAGGGAGGTCCGGAAGGAAAAAGAGGCGGCCTTCAGGGAGCAAGGGTTCGAAATAGCCTTTAGGATCATCGAAATCATCGGCAGCGCCCGGGCGCGCAACCGCAGCCGGTTCAGGAACCTCCGGGCCGAGGTCCATTGGGGGGCCCGGGAGGCACTGGACTGGATCGAGCTTCCCGGGGACTCTGAGCTCTCGCGTCAGCTCCTGGGGATTAAGTACCGGCTAAATTCGGCTGGCCTGATTGAGATCGAGCCGAAAGAGGAAATCAAGAAGCGGCTTAAAAAGAGCCCGGACCGGGCCGAGGCGGTCATCTACGCCTTGGCCGAAGTCAAGCCTAAGGGAGTGGGTCATGTCTGCACAGGTTAAGATCGGAAAGCCGAAAGGCAGGGTGTTCGTCTATACTTCGATGAAGGAGCTCGTCCCGGGCGAACGGCTCAGGGAATTCGAGATCCAAAAGGACTCCAAGCAGGTCCGCGAGGAGGAGAAGCTCTTCCTCCATGAGGGCCTCGTCAGCCCGCCGTTCCCGCCGGAGTCTTTCCTCGAGCTCCAGCAGTCGAATGTCTATTTCGACCGCTGCGTCTGCCGCATCGCCGAGGACGTCGCCGGCCGCGGCCTGCGGCTCGTCCTGGCCGAGGGGAAAGAAGAAATCGAGGAGGAGAAAAAGGCCATTCAACAGTTCCTGGCCAAGCCCAATAAAAACCCGAACGAGAGCATCCGGGGCATTATCCAGGCCTGCGTCGAGGATTTGGAGGTTGTCGGCTGGATGGGGATGGAGGCCGTGCGCAGCCTCGATGGTCTGGTCAATGAAGTTTACCATGTTCCAGCTCATACTCTCCGGGTCCATAAATCGCGGAAGAAGTACCGCCAGGAGCGCGGCCAGTCCAAGGTCTGGTTCAAGGCCTTCGGCGTCAAGGAGGATATCAACAAGGACACCGGGAAGCAGGAAAAGGGCCTCGATGAGAAGACGCGGGCGAATGAGCTGATCTATTACAAGCACTATTACGCCAGGAGCGATTATTACGGTCGCCCCCCCATCCTCGGTGCCGTGGGATCCGTGCTGGCCCTGATTGGGATTCGGGACTATAACCTGGCCTTCTTTGAGAATTATGGCGTCCCGGCCGCCATCATCGTCCTGGAGGGCGACTGGGAACCAGGCTCAGACCAGAAGCTTAGGGAGTTTCTCGATACCGAGATCCGGCGGACTGAGAATGCCCACAAGACCATGGTCCTGGTCACTCCCGAGGGCTGCAAGGCCACCTGGATACCGCTGGTCACGGAAGTCAAAGAGGCGGCGTTCAAAATTTACCTCAAGATCCTGCGCGATGAGGTGCTGGTGGCCTATTCGATGCCCGGTTATCGGATCGGCCTCTCGGAGACGGGTTCGCTGGGCGGGTCGACGGCCGAGGAATCGACGAAAATCTATATCTCCTCGGTCATTGACTCGCTTCAACTGACCATGGAAGAGATCCTGAACCAGATCCTTAAAGAGAAGGGGCTGGTGAACTACCGCGTCGAATTCATCGACCTGGACGTCCGGAACATAGACGCCGAGGTCGACCGATTCGAGAAGCTCTTCGGCATGGGCGCGATCACTCCCAATGACATCCGCAACCGCCTGGACCTGGGCGACCCATACGATCTCGGGAATCAGTATTACGTGGATAACCGTTATATCCCGGTCGGCGGCGCCGAGCTCGAGAAGGCCGACCAATTCTCGATCGCGCTCAACGAGCTTCGGAGGACGGCCAGGGCGATCCTCGATGAACGAAAAACTTCTTAGGCTCCACGACGCCATCACGGCCTTCCTGAAGCGGACGGGCTTCAGGGAGCGTCAACGCGTCCGCGCCCGTAGCGGAGAACGGGAGGCCCGCGCCAGGCTTCAGCGGGGCGTGCTGGAATGGCTGCAGCATATTCGGCGGGAGGCAGTTGTCCTCGAGGAGCCCGATGAGGAGAAGATCCTGGACTGGAAGGCGATAGAAGAGAAGGGCGGGCGCCTGCTCCGGGCCGCTTATCTCGACATTCTGAAAGCCCAGGCCGAACGGGCCGGCCTGTCGAAGCAGGAGGCCGCCGGGGTCCTCAACACTCAGGCCATCACCTGGGCCGAGCTCTTCGCCGCCCGCATCATAAAGCAGATCATCGAGCAGACTAAGCGGGCGGTCCGCTCGATCATCGTCTTGGGTCTGAAGCGGGGACTCTCCATGTCGGCTATCAATATGCAGCTCCGGCCGATCATCGGGCTCAACGATCGCCTGGCCGGCGCGGTCAGCCGCTATTCGACCGAGCTCTTTACCCGGCCGAAGTGGGCCGGCCTGACCGATGAGGAACGCTCCGGCCGGATCGAGCGGTATGCGCAAAAACTCCAGCGCTACCGGGCGGATAATATCGCCAGGACGGAAACGGCACACGCCATGGATGAGGGGACGCTCCTCCGTTTTGAGGAGCTCGGGGTCCAGGAGGCGGAAATTCTCGCCGCTTCCGGCTGCTGCGGCGATTGTGCCGCGCTGGACGGCCAGCGCTATCCCCTCGCCGAGGCCCATGGCATCCTACCCGCCCATAACTGCTGCCGCTGCGCCTGGGGGGCAGTGACATGAAGATAGAGGACATCACCGGAAAATCAATCCGCGAGGTCACGGACCGGGAGCTCTATAACCTTCGCTTGCGCAGCATCCAACTGTGGGAAAAAATCTATAAGAAGAAACGCGGCCAGGAGGTCGCCGACTTCCTGAGCCATTACCGGGACCTTGTCGCCGAGATGAATCGGCGCGGGATCGCCCGTCAGAACGTCTTCGAGCTGGACCGGGAGCTCATGAAGGGCATCCTCTACCGGCTCCTTCCGCAGATGCTCGATGAGCTGGTCTACGTTCCCGATTTCGTCTCCCTCGGCGGAAGTTTCGTCCGCACGCCGAAGCAGGCCCACGACATCGACCTCATCATCCGCAAGGATAGCCCGGATCTGGGCCTGACGCTCAAGCTCGGCCGGGTCCTGGAAAAGTATCTCGGGCCGGCGCTCCATTTCGTCTTCTCGCCGACGGGCCCCCATAGCAGCTACATTCCGCTCTTCGATCTGGTCTTCCGGCCCAAGCAGAGCCTGGTCAAGGTGGAGATCCAGGACATCCTCAAATCGGAGAACGGCTATTATGCCGGCCTGGACATCTGGGATGAGGGCCTCATGGTCGATAACCTGGCCGTCCTCCAGGCCCTGGCGCCCGGGAGTGTGCTCGACCTGGGCTGCGGGACGGGGAAGTTTCTCCAGGCCTGCCGGAAGGCCGGCCGGCGGACCGTAGGGATCGACAACAATGACACTGCCCTTTCCTACTGTGCCATGCGCGAGATCGAGACGCGCAAGCTCGACCTCGACACTCAGGAGATCCCGCCGGACCTCGGCGAGTTCGATAACGTCACCGCGATCCATGCCCTGGAGCATTTCCGGGATCCGCGCCGCATCGCGGACCTGGCCAGGGAAGCCGCCCTCAAGAAGGTCATTTTCCTGATCCCCCTGGGCGATCGTCAGGACCCTTCACATCAGCAGGCCTATAAATCGGTCGACGATCTTCAAGCCGGCCTGGGGGAGGGCTGGCAGGTAGTCGAGATCGAGGAAACACACTGCGCCCTGGCCATGTATGACAAAATCGAGAAGGCAGGTCAGCTCAAGCCCCTCCAACGGTTCATCCCGCTCAAGACGGCCAGCGGATACTCGATGCAGGAAGAGTTCGACATCGAGACCATGTGGGAGAAATGGGCCAAGAGTTACATCGACGAGGGGATCGACCTCGTCGTGCAGAAAAAGTTCTCCGGCTGGCGGACCGTTCTTGAGCTCGATGAGAAGGGCCGGACCCTGATATACTTCGAGGATACGAAGAAGGACCGGAGCGGCCAGTTCGAGGAGCTGGCGGAGGAGCTCAAGACTATCAAGCAGCCGGTCATCCTGGATGCCGAGATCGAAGGCATCAGCCTCCAGGGAAAGCCGATCCCCCGGAAGGACATCTCCGGCTGGGGCGGGAACATCAAGGTGCCCGTGGAGTTCACGACCGCAGCCGGCATCAAGGGCCGCTACGTGGTCCATGTTTTTGACATTCTTTACCTGGGCGCCGCGGATGGAGGCGGGGACCTCCACGGTCTGGCTTACCGGGAGCGACGCGAGACATTAAAAAAACTATTCGGCGCCTTCGACTTCAAGCTGATCAAGCTCATCCCGGAGACGGTCGTCTCCACGAAATCGGCCTTCATCCGGGCCGTCGGGCGCGTCAGCCGGCTGCCCGGATCGGAGGGCGCCGTCATCAAGACCGTGACGGGTGACTATCCCCTGACCGGCCAGACCTCGACCTGGGCGAAGATCAAGACCGTCGTCGAGTTCAAGGTGCAGGTCCTCGAGCGGATCCCGGTCAAGGGTTCGAATGACATCTTCAACTATCGAGTCGGCTGCCTCCGGGCCGGGAAAGTCGTCGAGATCGGAAAGACCATCAACGTCCAGCTCAAGGCTTCCGAGGGCGCCGTCCTGACGATCACGGCCCAGGAGATCATCCCGAAAATCCAGGATGGCAAGCTTGAGATCTCTGCCGTCGTGCCGGGGGTCCAGGACATCGACCTCGACCGGAAAACCCCGGAGACGGCGGAGGAGATTGCCCGGAGGGCCTATAAGGCCGGGATCCTGCAGCTCACCGCGGAGCTCGAGCGTGAGCTCAGGGAGCTCAAGATCCTGAAGGCCGAGGAGGGCACCGGAGGCGAGTTCGGGAACCTTGACTTCGAGGCCGGCACGAAAGGTAGCGGCGTCCTGCAGATCCATATCATGGGCATCGAACCGGACCGGGCGGAGGCGCTTCGGGCGGCCTCGTCCCGGATCATGGTCACCCGGGGAGACCTGAAGAAATTCCAGCGCCTCCTCCTCGAGACTGTCGGCGAGCAGGGCGCTCATCTTGACATCCGGCTCCGGCCGGCCGGCAAGGACTTCTGGGAAGGCGGCGAGGTGATGCTCGGAAACCTCACCGGGCTCGCCAAGTTCATCGAAGCGGATGAGGGCCGGAAGCTCCGGTTCGCCTGGAAGCAGAGCCGGGCCGGGGAGGAAAAGACGCCGGTGGTCCGGGGCCCGCTGAGCTGGCTTGAGATCGGAAAGAGAAAGGTCGAGCTCTTCGCGCCCGGGGAGATCGGCGCGACGACGAACCTGCACGCGGCCATGATCGCCCTGGACTCCTTCACCTGGGAGCTCTACCTGGCCGATGAGCACGCCAAGAAGATCCATTTTGCGAACCGCTATCTCAAGGGGAACTGGCTCTTCGCCTCTGTCCCGGTCAGCGCCGCCGGCAAGCGCGGAGAGCGGGTCTGGATGATGTCGCGGCTTGCCGAGGATGATCACAAAAAGGTCGCCAAGGAGCTCACGGCGGCGGAGCAGAAAGATTATGACGAGGAGACTGAGCGCATCCGGGAATCGAAGAAAACACCGGAGGCCCAGAAGCCCCACCAGTTCAGGCGGGCGAAATGGACGCATCCGAACGGCCATCCCCGCTGCCTTATCTGCGGCGACGAGGAACCGATAGGCCTGGTCTGCAATATGCCGGCGGAGTGGTATGGAAGGCGCGAATGGGATGACGATACCGGCTGGGCAGAGGAGCGCAAGAAGCTCCGGGCCGACGGCATCATTAAAGCGGAAGGCCCGCCGGCCAAAGACTTCAAGAAGGAGCTCGAGGTCTTCATCACTAAAGAGGACGAGCACATTATCGGCGGCATCGTCTATGAGCCGGACATCGTCGACAGCCAGGGCGACTCGGCCACTACGGAGGAGATCCGTCGGGCGGCCTTCGACTTCATGGCGAACATCCAGCGCTTCGACGTGCGCCACTCCGAGCAGGCGAACCCGCAGATCAAGGTACTCGAGAGTTATATTGCCCCCCAGGAGCTGCTGATCAACGGCCATCGCATCCGGAAAGGGTCCTGGTACATGACGCTGCGTGTGCTGGATGAGCAAGTCTGGCGCGATATAAAAGCCGGAAAGCTCACGGGATTTTCCATTTTCGGCACAGCCTTCCCGGGTTAAAATCCTCTTCCTGGGCGTCCGTTTCCCCCGCCTATTCGGGTTTTACCCCCGGCTTTATTGACTCCGAATAGCCCGCTGTCTTATGAGAGGAGTGTACTCGGTGCGATTTGAGGACGCTTCGGGTCCATGCCCGCCGGGTCGCCGGTTCGAGCCCAGCGGGATGGACGAGACGCCCAGCGAGTCCCTTCTTACCGATCGGAGCTCGCCAGGTCGGCGACGCTTAAATCAGACCAAAAAGCTTTCCGTGTGGAGGTGTGCGGCGATGCCCAAGCTCAAGGACATCCAGGTCAAGCTGGTCAGTATCGTCGAGACGCCGGCCATCCGGAGGAAATTCTGTGTCATCAAGGAGGCACAAAGCATGGACAAGTTGATCGAACTTCTGAAGTCGATCCTGGGCGAGGTTCCCGCCGAGGCCGTCGAGTTCCTTAAAAAGCTCGATGCCGCGGCGGCCGAGGCGCTGAAGAAGGCGCTCGAGATCCTGAGCAAGTACGTCGGCGACTTCCCTGACGACGTCAAGGAAGCCGTGGCGATCCTGGCCCGGGCCGCTTCCTCTGGCTACGGTTATCCCAAGCCAAAGGAGGGCGCGGCCGACGATGAGAAGGCGAAACTGGAGCGCGAAAAGGAATGCTCCGATCTCGAGAAACAGTTCCTCGGGAAGGCGACCACCGCAATCGCCGATGCCATCAAGAAGGTCACCGATGACCTGACGGGAAAGGTGGGGACGATCCAGGCCGACCTTAAAAAGTCGGCGGATGGCCTCGAGGCCCGCCTCAAGAAGATCGAGGAGACTCCCGGGATCAAGAAAGGCCTGGAGGGCCAGGACGGCGACCCGAAGCCATCCAAGTGGCCTTCATTCTTCTCTGAAGGAAGTGAAAGATGAAAACCGCAAAGGAGCTGCTCTCTAAGGCAGCAATCAAAAAGGGCATTTTCCCCGTTGACATCAGCTTCTCAGCCGAGGAGGCTGACCGGTTCCTGGACTACATCATCGACGAGAGCACCTTCAAGGACCATGCCCGGTTCGTGAAGATGACGAAATCCACACGCAACGTCCGGGCGATCGGCCTGGGCACGAGCGCCATCATGTACCCGGCGGCCGCGTTCGACGACACCAAGGTCAAGAAATCGACCGTGGCCAACCTGATCACCCTGACCTCGCAGAAAGGCAGGGGGGGGGCCTGCGTCTACGATGACGACCTCGAGGACAACATCGAAGGCGAGGCCTTTGTCGATCATCTCCTGAAGATGATCGCGGCCCAGGTTGTCAACGAGCTCGAGGCGGCCTATTACCTGGGCACCGCCGTCCCCCAGGGCGTGACGCCCAAGACGATGCTCGACATCTGGAACGGCTGGCGGTACCGGATCCTCAATCAGACCAATATGGTCACCGGCGGTGCCTCCATCCTGGATGCTCGCAACACGAGTGACTTCGCCCTGGCCAACGGCTATATCGCCGAGCAGAACACCGAGCCGCCCTACAACTGGGAGTTCAAATTCTCCAAGATGCTGAAGAAGCTGCCGTCCAAATACAAGAAGCTCGGGCTCGAGAACTTCCGCTTCTTCATCAATGACCAGCTCGTCCAGGACTATATCGACGCCCTGGCTTCCCGGTCCACGATCATCGGCGACCAGGCCATTATCGGCAAAGGCGAGCTCAAGTTCGGGACTGTCCCCCTCATCCCCACGCCCCTGATGCCGATTGACTTCCCCGTTCCGGTTGCCTCAGGCGGCTCGACGACCGTCGACGCCGACTCTGCCGCCGGCCAGAAGGTCCTCAATACCCTTGCCACCGACACTTTCACCGTCGCCGATTACGTCCACGTCACCAAGGCCCTGCTCGAGTATAAATCCGAGATCTGCAAGATCGCATCCATCCAGGCGGGAGTCTCCCTGACCATGGTGGACAACCTGGAGTGGGTGCACACGGGGACGGATGCCGAGACGGTCAAAGAGGTGACTCTGGACGGCGCCGACGGGATCCTGACGCACAAGGAGAATCTCGTCATCGGCCTGCAGCGCGATATCAAGATGGAGACCGAGCGGAAGGCGTCCGAGGAAGCGACCTACTTCTACTATTCCATCCGCTCGGACATCGCGGTCGAGAACCTGAACGCCGTTATCTTCATCAAGAACCTCAAGGCCAAGTAATGTCCTTCAGGATCTGGAACTTCGGCAGGACCAGGGAAATCCCGTACCAGGGTAAAGCGATATTCCTGCAGAAGGATACTCTGGTCGAAACGGGTGACGCCAAGCTCGCGGCGGAGTGCCGGAAGTATCCCTATATCGAGGTCAAGCGCATACCGAAGAAGAAATAGGCCGGCCCTGCCGCGGCTTGATGGAGTGGAGTGGCGATGTCTAACTATGCAGAGATCTCCGATATCAACAACTGGCCGGCCGGTATGGAGGAGGGTGAAAAGCAGGCCAGGCTCGACCGGATCGAGGAGGAGGTGGAGCGGATCACGCGGGACGTCTTTTATATCCAGACCTTCGATATCTTGATCAGCGGCAACGGCAAAGGCCGCCTCTTTCCGGGCCTGCCCCAGCGAATCCTTTCTGTCACGGCCATAACGGTCGAGGGTGAGGCCTTGCCGGTCGGCTCCTGGGGCTCTGACGACTTCTCCATCTTCCGGACCGATGAGGGGACATTCGACGCCGGAGTAAGGAACATCCGAATCCAGGGGACCTGCGGCTGGCCTCAGATCCCCCAGGCCATCAAGCAGGTGACGGTCATCCTGGTCCGGAATGAGAACGACCCGACCCTTTATGAGCACTTCATCAAGGGGAGTGAATCCCTCGGCGACTACCGCTATGACAATGGGGCGCCGGTCTACACGGGGAACCTGGAGGCAGATAAGATCCTCCACCGCTATATTAACAGGAGGGGGTCCTTTCTATGATCGGGCTCTATAACCTGAAGGCCGACTTCGAGCGGCTCACCAGAGTCGACGACAGGCTCGGGGGGTATGAAGAGACATGGGTCACCTTCAAGACCGGCTGGCCGTGCCGCCTGCAATCGGCGACCTCCCGGACCTATTCCTATCTCGACAAGACCGAGATTGAGGCCGACGGTGTCCTTTATGGCCCGTACTTCGCAGGACTCACGGAGAAGGATCGGGTGAAGCTCAAGGGCAGAATATTCACTATCTCGCTCGTTGACAACTGGAATGAGGCGAACCGCTACCTCAAGCTCTATATCCAGGAGGGGAAAGTATGAAGGTCAGCTTGAAGGTGATCGGCCTCGAGGGAGTCCAGGAGGCCATCAAGGACCTCGGCAAGAAGGTCCAGGGTGTGACAGAAGAGGAGATCCGCGCTGTCGCCATAGATACCGAGAAGCGCTCCAAGGAGAACCTGATCGCCAATAAATCCGTAGTGACCGGTACCCTGTTGCGGTCGATGACGACCGAGATCCTTCCGCGGGGCCTTGAGGCCGAGGTGGGCACTGTCACTGTATATGCGCCATACGTTGAGCTGGGCACGAGGAGGTCGAGGGCGAAGCCATATCTCGGCCCGGCTTTCGAGACGGCAGCCCAAGGTGTGGATGGACGAATCGGGGGGAAGCTCGAGAAATGAAATCGCCTGAACTCATACTCCAGGAGGCCCAGTTAGGGCGCCTTAAGAATTCCCTCACCTGCCCGGTCTACGATGCCGTGCCGGATGATGCGCCCTATCCCTTCGTTGCCCTGGGGGAAACCACGGGGCTCGACGAGTCGGCCAAGGGGGAGCCGGTTTTAAGAGTGACCTCAACCCTGCACATTTACTCCCGGTATGCCGGGATGAAAGAGGTCAAGGAGATCCTGAACCAGATTTTCTCTGCACTGACCAAGCGGAAGCTCGACTTGGGTCCCGAGTTCAGGGTCATTATGGACAAGCTGGATGGGACATCGAATCTAAGGGAGGATGAGTCGACGCGCCACTCTGTTATCCGATGGTGGTACCTAATCGAGGAGGTTTGAGATGAAAAATAAATTCAGCAATGAAATCGACCAGAAGCACCATTTTGCACGGGTCGCGGATGAAAAGCATCCACACTCTCATGCCGGAGAAAGCGGTGTCGATATTGAGGATCCGCCTATTATCAAGCCAGGCGTGAAAATAGATTTGGGCGGAATCATCCGGAAGAGGGTCGTTATCTTCCCGGCCCTGGAGAAGGAGCCGAAGAGGGAACCTCCGAGCTGGGGAGTCTTCCCCCCGTTCACCCTCACGAAAGAGCAGCTCGCGGAGAACCTGGAGTACCGCTACCCGGCCTCCCTTTTCAGCCCGTCCCCGGCGGAGCTCACCGCGATGACGGACCGGGCCATCCGCGCCGGCCAGGAGGTGGTCGACGCCGGCGACTGGGAGCTCTGGCTCTACGCCACGTCGATCAGCCCGGCCATGCGGGTGAAGGGGAAGCAGCTCTTTGAAATCAGGATAACCTTTATTTTCCGGGCCAGGAAGGTCTATTTCGCGCCTGCGGAACCGGCCTCCGGCTCAATAGTCGAGATACCGGCGGAGCCGACTCCGGAGGATCTCGAAAAGAAAGAACCCAAAGAGGAGGTAAAAAATGGGTAAAGTCAGAGGAATCGACATCTATGTCGAGGTTAACACCGGCACCTTCGGGTCCCCCGTTTGGACCAAGGTCGGCGGGCAGAAGGACGCCTCGATTACCATGGGGCTCGACGAGATCGACGTCACCGACAAGGACTCGGCCGGCTGGCCGGAGAACCTTCCCGGCAACCGGAACGTCGAGATCGAGTTCGACGCCTTCCTGATCGAGGACAACCCTGGCTTCGACGAGATGAAGAAGGGTTTCTGGGATGTCCCGCCCAAGGATCTCGACCTTCGTCTCAAGACGCCTGCGCACACCTATCGCGGTTATTTCCGGCTGACCGAGATGCCGATCGAGGCGCCGCTCGACGACGCCGCATCGGTGAGCTTCTCGCTCAAGCTGACCGGCGTCTTGACCCCGGCGTAAAGGAGGTGAGAAGTGTCCACATTGAATATCCAGAAGGTTGTGCTTGCCGGCCTCTCCCCGACCTACGGGGAGGCGGCCGTGGGCGGGGACGAGTTCGTCAACTCCGGCCGTGAGTTCATCCACGTCAAGAACGGGCACACGAGCCCGCAGACGGTCACGGTGAACTCCCAGGCGGTCTGCTCGCAGGGCTTCGACCACGACGTCGCCGTCGAAATCCTCGCGAGCGGGGAGCGGATGATCGGGCCGTTCCCGAAGGACCGCTTCGACGACACCGGTGGCAAGGTCCAGATCACCTACAGCGGCGTCACGCTGCTGACGATCGCCGCCATCCAGGTGGCTTAGATGAAGGGTTTCATCCTCGAGCTCGACAAGCCGCGGAGGCTCGTCTTTGATTTCGACGCCTGGGACGTCATTGCCGGGAAGTATTGGCCCAAAGAGGACAAGGGCGGCTTCGACGTCTCGAAGCTCGAGATCACCGCTCGCGAGCTCCCGTTCCTGGCCTTCGCCGGCCTGATCTGGGAGGATCCCGGGCTCACGGAGGAGAGCGCGAAGGCGCTGCTCAATGCCGCGATCCGCGAGGGTAAATGCTCCATCCTCTCCATCCTGAACGTCGTCTCGGACGCGATCTTCGCCCAGAGCGGGCTCCAGAAAGTCCCGGTCGAACTTGGCGAGGCCGAAAAAAAAGCGAAGGGCCCGACAGCTCTCATCCCCGCTTCGAGAAAGAGAGGAAAATAGCGGCGCGGCTCGGGATCATCCGGGAGGCCGACTTCCGGCGGCTGACGCCCGGCGAGCTCCGGCTGGCTGTCGAGGCCCAGGCTGAGCAGGAGGAGGAGCGGGAGAGGGCCGAATGGTACAAGCTGGCCTGGTTCGTCTCCTATCTCCTCCAACCCTATGTGAAACGCGGCCGGACGATCGACCCGGAGAGGTTGCTGCCGAAACGTATGCGGAGCAGGAAGAAGCCGAGGACCAAAGAGGAGGCCCGAAAGGAACTCAGGGAACTCAAGAAGAGCGTGGGAATGAAAGATGACGGTTAAGTCGCTACTGGTTAAAATTTCCGCCGACGCCTCCGAACTGCAGGGGGGCCTCGACAAGGCCAAGAAGGGGCTCGAGGCGCACGAGGCGGCCTTCAGGAAGGTCGGGCTCGCCATGACCGCCGCGGGCGGCATAATGACGGCGTTCTTCATGAAGGCCGTTGATGCAGCCGCCAAGGAAGAAGCCGCACAGGTAAGGCTCGAGACGATGCTGAAGAACGTCAAGACGGCCACGGAAGGCGGGGCCGCGATGCTGATCCAATATGCCGGCGCCCTCCAGGCGGTCACGGGCTATGAGGACGAGGAAATCGTCTCCGCCCAGGCCATGCTGGCCACGTTCCAGCTCAACGAGAAGCAGATCGCGGCGATCACGCCGCGGCTCCTCGACATGGCGGCCGCCACGGAGAAGGCCACGGGTGAGAAGCAGGACCTCCAGGCGATCGCCATCGCCCTCGGGAAGGGCTTCACCGGAATGGCCGGCAGTCTCAGCCGCTACGGCGTCGTCCTCAGTGACGAGACGAAGAAGACGGGCGACTTCAACGCCATCCTCAAAGACCTCGACATGAACTTCAAGGGTGCGTCCGAGGCCGCGGGGAAGACCTTCCAGGGGCAGCTAAGGATACTGAAGGCGACGATCGGCGACGTGGTCGAAAAAATCGGGGCGCAGCTCATTCCCGTCCTTATCCCGCTCATCCAAAAAGGGGCTGCGGTTGCGAAAATGATCATCAGCTGGATGGACGCCCACCAGGGACTATTGAAGACCCTTGTCCCCGTGATCGCCGGCCTGGGGGTGGCCATGACGGTCCTCGGCCCGCTGACCATGGTCCTACCCAAAATCATAGGAGGAGTGCTGGGCCTCGGGAAGGCCCTCCTTTTCTTGGCGGCGAATCCGGCCGCGCTTGCCTTCGCGGCCGTGGGAGCGCTCGCGATCGTCATCTACAAGTTGACGTCGGCCATGAAAGAGGCCGCCGGGATGGAAGGCGTTTTCAACGTGGCGAATAAGACGCTCGTCGAAGAGATGCTGGAGGCCAGCCAGATCGTTGGATTGGTGGCGCAGGAGTTCATGAACCTGGAAAAGAAATACAAGGGGAACGCCATTCGCATGAAGGAGGCGATCCTCGCCGGCAAGGAGGGGAAGAAGCTCCAGGAGCAGTTGATTTTCGTCATGAGAAAGCACGGAGCGGTGATAGACGAGCAGGGCCAAGCCTACGACAAATCCAAGGAGGAGCTGGACAAATTTTTAGAGGAAGTGAAAAAGCTGACCAGCGCCGGCAAAATAGATGAGGAGCAGACGAAAAAGATAATCGCCGCAAGGGGCCAGCTCGCGGACGAGATCGCCAAGGCGACGATGAAGGAACGGGATTATCAGAAGTTCGCGATTACCGCGGCCTATGAAGCGCGGAAGACCGAGATCAAGGATACAATCACCGACGCGAAGGAGAAAGGTGCTCTCCTGGTCCAGGCAGAGAAGTCCTGCAACGCCCAGCTCGCCGCGCTCGGGAAGCAATACCGGGACGAGGAGCTCCAGGGGAGGATTGACTTCGCCAAGGAGATCGCCGATCAGGAGGACCAACAGACGGTCGACAAGATCACGGCGGCGAAGGACGCGGCGAAGGACTATCTCGCGCAGAGGAAACAGATGGTCGACGCCATCCGGACGATGAACATGAGCCAGCTCGAGGGCGAGCGGTACATGATCGAGCAGGAGCATGCGGACAAGATCAAAGCGATAAATGATAACTTGGCCCTTACAGATAAACAGAAAGCGGACCTCACGCAGATAGAGAATGACTATTATGCGTGGCTCATCGCAAAGAACTATACGACGGCCCAGATAATAGCCGAGAAGTGGCGCGAGCAAATAGAGAAGATCACCCAGCTGGTCGCCTATTTCATAAGCGGGTTGGACACCCTCTTCTCCCAGGCCGCGGAGAACGAGCAGATCAGGCTGGACAATGAAGAGAAGGTAAAGACCGAGGCGCTGAGCAGGGAGTACACGGCGAAGGAGACGGCGCTCAGCAACGCGAACGCCCAGTCCCTGGCCGCGATCGAATCCGAATACGCGGCCAAGGCGAAGGCCATCGAGGACAACATCAAGGACGAGGAAAAAAAAGAGGCGATGCTCTCGGCGCTCGAAAAACAAAAAGCCGCCGAGACTGAAGCCCTGAAAATCACCAGTGACGAGGCCATGAACAAGCTCGAGCAGGAGAGAGCGGACGCCGAGGCCAGGATCGCCGAGGACCTGGAGAGGAAGAAATTGGACCTCCGGAGGAAGGAAGCAAAGCAGCAGAAGGCCGTTGCTCTCCTGAGTGCGATTGTCAATACTGCCTCGGCGATCGTGGAGGCTTTGCCGAATATCCCCCTGGCCATAGCCGTCGGGATCATGGGCGCCGCCCAGGTGGCGCTAATCGCCCGGCAGCCGCTTCCCCTGGCCGAAGGCGGCCTGATCAAGAAGCCGACCTACGCCATGCTCGGAGAGGAGGGCCCGGAGCTGGTTCTCCCGTTGAAGGATTTGAAGCCGGCCTTCGCCATGGCCGGCGGCGGGGTGACGCTCCGGCAGTCGATCTATTTCTACGGCAACATCAACAACGCCGGCGACCTCGACGAGATCTCGCGCCGCTTGGCCGAGCGGACCGTCCAGGCGATCTCGAAGGGCAGGAGATACTGATGACGATTCCCGTGATTTATGTCGAGCAGTCGGACCAGAAGATCAAGCTCATCGACAGCGTCGGCCAGGAGTTCTACCTCCCCAAGACCTTCGAAGTCCGCTCGGAGCCGATCGCGAAGAAAAGCGCCGTCCTCGACGTCGCCTACGTGCACGGCGCCAAGGACGTCTCCGACGGCATGTTTTCCCAGCGCGTTATCGAGATCTCGGGGAAGATCTGGGCCTTCTCCGACGCCGCCTATAACTCGAAATGGGACGCCCTGGCCGAGCACCTCATCAAGGAGGACTTCAGGATCCAGAACCGCGACCGGCAGATCCGGATCCGGAAGATCGAGGAGGTCTCCCACGAGTACCCCTCGACCGTGGGCTACGACTACGGCGTCGTCACGATCCGGATGCTGGCCGTGGATCCCTTCTGGTACGGGAAGACGGTGCAGCAGAAGGAGATCACGATCACGACCTCGCCGAAGGAGTTCCAGTGGGACATCGGGGGGAAGGTAGAGACATTTCCAACGATCATCATCCTCCAAAACGCCGACAACGCCGACTTCAAGCTCGAGAATACGACCGACAGCTCCCGCGAGTTCAGAGTCCAGGACGCCCTGAACGTGAACGGGACGACGGTCACGGTGGACTGCATAAACGGCACCGTCAAGCGCGGGACGACGGACATCATCTCGAAATTCTCCGGTCTCTTCCTCCGGCTTCTCGGCGGCCGACCGAACCTCTTCAAGTACACCGGTTCGAATTGCAAGATCACGATGCAGTATTACGAGGCCTGGATCTGAAATGCCGAGGCTAAGGGAAGAGAAGCGGCTCCGCGAGCAGCGGCTGATGGGGATCAAGACCGGGATCCCGACCTATGTGCCGCCCGAGCTTACGCTCAAGGGCTTCAAGCTCGTCTTCTACAACACCAGCCAGGCGAAGGTCGGCGAGCTCGGCGCCGACGTCAAGATCGGCAGAGTCTCGGAGATCGAGTTCGAGCTCATGGATTTCGGCTGCGGCGCTTTCTCCTTTGTTCTCGATTCGTTCCCCGCATTCCCGATCGGGTACCGGATGCGGGTCGACGTCCATCCTTACTTCGACGCGGCGCCCTGGTTCTCCGGGTTCGTCCAGACGATCCCGAAACCCGGCCAGAAGCCGCCCTACCGCTATATCGGGTTCGGGTTCTTCGAGCAGCTCGATTGGGTGATGGTCACGGCTTCCTATCAGAACACGGAGATAAGCGTCATCATCAAGGACATCGTCCAGAACATCGTTGCGCCGAACACGCAGATCGCCTACAACGCCTCAAAGGTCGAGGCGACCTCCTACACGGTCGCGGATATCTCGTTCGACCACGCGCTGGCCAAGGACGCCATCCAACAGCTCGCGGCGATCGCCCAGGGCTACGAGTTCGGCGTCGACAATTCCCGGGAGTTCTACTTCCGGCCGATCGACACCGAGGAATACTACTTCTACTG